GGTAGAAATTCCTGGTTTGGTCAAGATATGGAAATGACAGATGTGTCAAACGGATTGGGTGCAACTGTTAGAAAACAATTCCCTCACCTTTCTGGTCGTGCGTTCTTAGATAAGTTGGATGAACGTATTGCAGAATACTTTCCTACTAAAACAGCTTTGAAAAAAGCTAGGGGAAGTGCAGTTGATTCAACTGGGAATGTAAGAGCGGGTGGAAGTAGTGGTAAGAAGTCTTATGACAATTTACCACCTGAAGCAAAAGCGGCTTGTGACAAGTTTGTTAAACAAGGTTTATTCAAAACTAAACAAGAGTATGTAGATAATTACGACTGGGAATAAGGAGAAAGATATGCCAACAGCAACAACAATAGAAGAAAAGAAAGAGAAAGCATTAGAGAAGCAAGTTCGTAACAATTCTGAAAGACCCTCGCAAGAACGTAAAAGAAACGTCTTTAACGGTACGCAAGGAAAACTATCTGTAAACTACACCATTGAGGGTTATCACCTTCATGGTTTCAACGATGAAAACGGTAGGATTGCAGATGCCCTAGATGGCGGTTATGAGTTTGTTACTCCTGAGGAAGTAGGTGGTGTTAAAGAGAACGTAGTATCTCGTAACACAGATCTTGGAGATAAGGTAAGATGGCTTGTAGGAAGAACTGCCGATGGTGGTCCTTTATATTGCTACTTGATGAAGATTAAGCAAGAGTGGTTTGAAGAAGACCAAGCAGTACTACAATCTAAAAACAACTTAATTGATGAAGCTATCCGTAAAGGTAAGAATACTAAGGATGGTACTTCAGCAGAGGGCTTCTATGCTCCTCGTGAAGGCATCAATTATAAAACTTAAATTAACAACCAAAGGAGTTTTAAATGGCGAACATCAATCGTCCTAAGGGCCTAAGCCCAGTACAAAACACTGACGGTTCACCATGGTCACAAGGTGCTACATTATTCGCGGTTGCGAGTGATGCTTCAAACACTTATGCTATCGGTGATATCGTTATGGCAGCAGCAGGTGGTGACGCTTTAGGCACACCATACGTAACAAAATGGTCAGGTACAGTAGCAGCTAACAGTTTACCAGTAGGTGTAATCGTTGGTATTCGTGTTGCTGATCCTGGTACTTCATTAGTTGGTAACTCACTCTCATTAGAGAAAACTTACCTTCCATTAAACGCAGGTGCACATTATCTATATGTTGTTACAGATCCAATGACTTATTTCACTGTACAAGGTGATTCAACTGTTTGGGCTGCATCTAACTTAAACAATAACGTTAACGTAACAATCACAGCTAACCAAACTACTTTAGGAAATGGTGCTCCATATTCTAACACAGTAGCTACTGGTCCAGCAACAACAAACAGCTTACCATTACAAATCGTGGGTATTAATGCACGTCCTGATAATGCGTTAGGTGCTTATTGTGAACTCGTAGTTCGTTGGAACGTTCATGCTTACATCGGTCAAGCAACTGGCCGTACTGGCGTTTAATAATTAAAGGAGAAATAACATGGCGGGTTTAATTACCACAGCATCACATCCTAAAGCCCTATGGCCTGGGATCAAACAATGGTGGGGTCAAGTTTACGATGAGCATGCAGTAGAATATACTGATCTTTTCGATTCAGAAACTTCATCACAAAACTATGAAGAAGATGTACAACTTACTGGCTTTGGTTTAGCTCCAGTTAAGTCTGAAGGTGCTGGCGTTCAGTACGATTCAGAAGTACAAGGCTTCACAACACGTTACACACACATTGCATACGCTCTTGGTTACATCGTAACTAAAGAAGAGTTAGATGATAACTTATATGAGCAAGTGTCACGTAAACGTGCAGCAGCTTTAGCAATGTCTTTCCGTCAAACGAAAGAAAACGTTGCAGCTAACGTATACAACAGAGCATTCAGCAATACATACGCTGGTGGCGATGCAGTATCATTAGCTAATACAGCACACCCAAATACATCAGGTGGTACATGGTCTAACCGTCCAACAGTTGATGTTGACCTCTCTGAAGCAGCTTTAGAAGATGCTCTCATTGCGATCATGGGTCTACAAAACGATCGTGGTCTCTTAATCAATATCATGCCTAAAACATTGATTATCCCACGTCAACAAGTGTTCAATGCACAACGCATTTTACATTCATCATACCAAACTGGTAATGCTAACAATGACATTAACGTGATCAAATCTGGTAACTATTTACCAGGTGGTTTCAAAGTTAATCATTACTTAACATCACCAAATGCTTGGTTTATCCGTAACACAATCCCTGGCAAAACAGGTATGAAGTACTATGAACGTGTTGGTATGCAATTTGACCAAGACAATGACTTCGATACTATGAATGCTAAGGCAAAAGGTTACGAACGTTACAGCTTCGGCTGGTCAGATCCTAGAGCAATCTGGGGTGTTAACGGTCCTTAATCGGGACGTCACTGAGTGGTGGGAGGGGATAAAGTCCCTCCCCAACTCTTATTAAGGAGACTCATATGTCATTCGAACAAGAGAAGTTAAAAGGTAAACGTCCTGATACGACAGTACCTAAAGAAGGTTTTAAGAAGTAATTTTATTAACGCTCTAATGACGCTTTTAATTAAGCGTTGCTAAGCAACGTCAAAGGAGATTTAACGATGTCAAACCCAACCCGTTTTCTAAGTGGAGTATCTACAGCTTATTCTGGCGAGACACTTTACTCATTCCCATTTCCAGATCCGTTTCATACTGGAAGTAGTCAATCATTAGGTAGCTCAGTTTACACTAACGATTTTAACACACTTATCGGTACAGACTATTCTGTAACTGGTTCATCATCAACATTTGCATTATCTAACTCAGTAGTTGGTGGTGCAGCAGTATTAACACCAGGTTCTACTACAACAGCTTCATCTGCTTACAAGAACGGTACATTCTTCCAATTCCAAGCTGGTAACAGAGCATGGTATTCAACAAGAGTTCAAGTATCTGCAGTAGCAGGTAACGTATCATTTTATGTAGGTTTACAAAATGGTTCAGCAGCTACTGACGGTTTATGGTTTTCTAAAGCAGCAGCTTCAACATCAATTAACTTAGTATCAACAGTAGGTTCTACAGCTACAACTTTAGTAACTGGTGTAGCAACAGCTGCAGCAGCTACATGGGTTGATTTAGGTTTATACTTTGATGGTACAGATATTAAAGTGTTTGCTAACAATGTTAACGTAGCCCGTGTTACTGCTCCTACTATTGGATCTTCATCTACTACATTAACTAATGCTTTATTAAGCCCAGTGTTCCAAATTACTCCTACAGCAACTGATACATTAACTGTTGACTTTGTTTTAGCAGCTCAAGAACTTTCACGATAATAGGGGATAATAATGGCTAATTCAACGAGTATACAAATACTGGAAGATGGCGCAGCAAGAACAGTGCTTAAGTTTGAAGGTGTATTAGACACATCAGATTTAAGTTCAACTGTACTTATTGATCCTTCTGCTCAGTCATCTGTAGACCCAACTGGCTCTAATTATCTTAAAGCATCTAAGTATAGAATTGATAAAATCATTCATAACATTGAAGACCTTTTATCAGTTAATCTATTCTGGGATGCTGCAACTCCAGTTCGTATTGAAGAATTGGAAGGTCGTGGCAAAGCTGATTACCGAGACTTTGGTGGTCTACAAAACAATGCAACAAGTCCTACTGGTAAGATCACAGCAACTACACAAGGATGGTCTACTGGATTAATATTGTCTTTCTCACTTATTCTTTATTTGACTAAACAATACTAATGGACTTAGCTAACTCACAAGTTAAACAAATGGAAATATCCGCTGTCATTACGAGAGCGGATGGTTCCGTTGAAAATCTTGGAACAATTCAATATTGGCACAAGAATCCTTTTAAACGTATTTTATGGAGAATTAAAACATGGCTACACTCTTAGTCAATACAGGTAAAGCTGTAGTAACTAACCGTATTAAAAACGGTGCTACTGGTGCTACTGAACCTTCTTATGTTGCATGGGGCACAGGTACAGGTACAACAGCAGCTGCAGATACAACTTTATTTACAGAAACTGGTACTCGTACTGCTGGTACATCATCTCAAGTTACTACATCTACAACAAGTGATACATATCAAGTTGTAGGTACATTAACTGCAGGTTCTACACTAGCAATTACTAACGCTGGTTTATTTGATGCTTCTACATCAGGCAACTTATTTGTTAAGGGTGACTTCTCAACAGTTAATCTTAACTCTGGTGACAGCATTCAATTTACTTTCAAAACGCAATTTAGTTAATATTGATTGGGGCCTGAGCTGTGGCTCTTAATCAATCCGCTGTAAACACAGAGGTAGTCAATGGATCTGCTGGTGGTAATGTAGTAGCCAAAGCCCTATCTGTTGTCTCTACCTCTACAGCTTCATTCTTAAAAGGTGTAGGTGCTTTAAAGAGTTTAGCAAGTACTTCGGCAGCTTCTATAGCTAAACAAGTGGGTAAACTAATGTCGGTATTATCGACATCTACTG